TGACCTTATCGGTGGTTTTAGGCTTGTTGATGGGAACACTGCATGGCATAACGGTCCCGTCATCGAAGCACTGGAGCGTGGAGCAGTGCTCCTTCTGGACGAGATCGACCTCGCCTCTAACAAGATCCTCTGCCTGCAGTCCATTCTAGAGGGCAAGGGTGTCTTCCTCAAGAAGATCGGTCGCTATGTCAAACCTGCTGCTGGTTTCAATATCTTTGCAACTGCAAATACCAAGGGTAAAGGATCCGAGGACGGAAGGTTCGTTGGAACTAATGTCCTTAACGAAGCATTCTTGGAAAGATTCCCTGTAACCTTTGAGCAGCAGTATCCCAGTCCAGCAATCGAGCAGAAGATTCTTGAGGGTATTGCTCTTGATCTTGATGTAAATGATCGTGATTTTTGTAAGCGTCTGGTTGATTGGTCAGACGTGATCCGTAAAACGTTTTATGATGGTGGTATTGATGAAATTATCAGCACTCGCCGCCTAGTACACATTATCCGTGCCTATAGTATCTTTAAGGATAAGGCAAAGGCACTTCAAGTTTGCATCAATCGTTTTGATGATGAAACTAAACAGGCATTCCTTGAACTCTACGATAAAATTGATGTAGATTTTCAACTTCCCAAAGAAGAAAAACCTGAACTTGAATTGACTATTGAGGGTGGACACGAAGTTCCTTTCTGATCTTGACCAACCCACTCCTTTCTGATATAATTCAGGGGAGGTATATGATGTCTCCCCATTTTTTTGTTATGACTGAACACTCAAAACATTACTACGACTTTCATAGGAATGATTTAAACAAAGAAAGTCCATTTGATAAAGAAAACAACCCGGAGTATGGATATGAATACACTCCTCTAAATCTAACTTTTAAAGGATCCCTAAAAGAAAATATCACCAGTCCTAATATTGCAGATACAATTAATTTGAATCTTGAGTCTACAGATAAAAATGGTTTTTGGAAGTATGAAGAAGATCTAACTCTTAAAGAAATTCGCAACTATCTTTCTGGAACTTACAAATCACACTACACGTCTCAAGAATCTAAGACTCAAACGCTTGATTTGATTGAAGGTATTGGCGATGCAGAACCTTTTTGCCGCTCAAATGCAATCAAGTATCTTTCCCGTTTTGGAAAGAAGAATGGCAAATCTAAACTTGACATTCTAAAGGCAATCCACTATTGTATCCTTCTTTATCACTTCTCAGGTCTACATAATGCTAACAAAAACGGATATGAAACTTTCTGATAAAACTGTCTCACTGCTCAAAAACTTTTCCACAATCAACCAATCAATCCTCTTCAAGAAAGGAAGTAATCTCAGAACTATTTCTGTCATGAAAAACATTCTTGCAGAGGCAACGGTTGATGAGGACTTCCCGAAGGACTTCGGCATTTATGATCTTAATCAGTTTTTGAATGGATTGAGTCTGCACCAAGACCCAGAACTTGACTTCACCAATGAAAGTTATGTGCGTATCAGTGAAGGAAAGATGCGTTCTAATTACTTCTTCTCTGACCCTAACGTCATCATTGTTCCACCAGAAAAGGAGATCAGTCTTCCTAGCATCGATGTTAGTTTTGAATTGAAGACTCAACAACTTGATCGTCTGTTGAAAGCAGCAGCAGTTTATCAACTCCCTGATTTGTCTGTTGATGGTGATGTAGGTGTTGTTAAACTGGTTGTTCGTGATAAGAAGAATGATACTTCCAATGACTTTTCAATCGTAGTTGGCGAAACTGATAGTGAGTTTAGTTTCAACTTCAAGGTTGAGAACATCAAGATTCTTCCAGGAACTTATGAGGTTTCTATCTCTAAGAAACTTCTTTCTGAGTTCACAAGTAAAGATCGGAGTCTGAAGTATTTCATTGCTCTCGAACCAGATTCAAAGTTTGGTTGATCATGACTGATTGGAAAGAAAAATATAGCAGTCTTCCTGAATCTGAATTAGATAAGATTGCTATCCTTCGTGTTATGGAATGCACCAATGGAGTTATCCAACATGCATACCGTGGTGGTCAAAGTTATGCATTACCTATTGAAGATACAAGGAAGACTATGAAGTTTAGTATGTCATGTATTAAGAACATGACAATACCTCTTAAGGAAGAGACTATTACCTTTTCATCAGAAACTGAAGAACTCATGCGACAAGCAAGAGAGTTGTATATCAGTGGTGTGAAGCAAGGTAATGATGATGATTTTGCTGAGTTTATGAGAATCTCTGAAGCTACTGCACAGGTATGTGGACTGAAGAGAATTGTAAAAGCAAAACAAATTTTGGAGAAAAATGTTGACGTTTTCCCCAAGGGCACACTAGACTGGGGTGTGCAATACTTGATGCAGTTTTTTAGCAATGAACATATGTTATGAAAAATAACGGGTCTGTTGAAGACATAAAAATGCTAGTAGAATACTATTCAAAGTTGAGTTGAGGATCCTCCCATCAATATTTTTGTTACTGATCCCAGTCCTTGGAAATCCGCAAGGGTTTTACCTGACAGACATATCGTCAAGATGCCCCTAGAGACCTGTCAGATGCTTGCTATCGTATGCTCTGACAAATGGGGTCATGGTTTTGGCATTCTTCCTAAAGCAGACGGGACTCCCTATGCTACTGAGAAGGGTGCCTTTCGCAATCACCCCTGCACCATCTGGGCAAACGATTTCGTGATGAACTGGAACTGGTTGCTTGCTCACGGGTTTGCTCTGTGTGAGGAGTATGCTGCCCGCTACGGCAAGGTTCATAGTTGTTTTCTAACCCTGTGTGCTGCCCGTGAGATTCTCCCCACAGGACGCTCTGGGAAGGGTCCTAAACCGTTTGTCTTTGCTGGACCTGATGAGTTCAAGTATGATACGAGTATTGATATTTACGACAAATACAAGATGTACATTGCATCTAAACCATGGGTGAAGGACAATTATCTCAAACTTCCTCATCGTAAACCAGAGTGGGTCTAATGAAACATATTCTTTTTACTCTGAAGGGTTGCACAAAAGACCTCCTTAATGATGAAACGTTTATTAGGGATGTAGTTTATGCAACATCTAAAAAGTGTAAGTCAACTTTGCTTGCACTACATTCGCACAAGTTTGATCCTCAAGGTGTAACTTGTGTTGCTATGCTTGCTGAATCTCATATCAGCATTCATACCTGGCCAGAGACTGGTATGGCAGTATGTGATATTTTTACATGTGGAGATCATACTAAACCTAAAAAGGGTGTAAAATATATGGAGATGATGTTTAATGCTGAAAGCATTATTACTAATGAATTTGTGAGACCTTTGGAGTGAGAATTATTTGTAAATTCTTTTTTTTCTAATTCTATACCAGTCTTTATACTTTGGACTATCAATTCTTTTTCTTACCGACTTTGGTGTTCCTAAATTTTTGTAATACTCTTCCGCAGATTTGATTGAAGGAAATTCTTTTCCTTCACATACAACTGGATAAGAATTTGATTTAGCAACTTTTTCCTTTGCCTTTTCTGAATGCTTTTTACCTTTCATTCCGTAAGAAGCATAACTTTCGGGGGAACGATTTGAATGTTGTTTTTTGATTGCTTTGATAAAATTTGGAGATTTACTAGTATCTCCACCATCTCCACCAGAAGTCATATTGTATTTTGGATTTAGATTTGAAATGTGGTGAATTTCTTTTTCATCAATCTTATTTTTATCAATATTGGTTTCCAATTCTTCTATAATAAAATTTTCTTTTCCATATTTTCTTATGGCACGATAAAAATAAGTTTCTACTCCATATGAAGCATTATAGAAATGTCTTCTTAATCGTTCTTCCTTTGTTTTTGATGTTTTTCCTATGTAAAAATATCCATTTACTTTGTTGGTTATTTTGTATATAATCATAACAGAAAACTTTCGGCCCTTTTTATTTATGCTATGAATCATTCTGAAAATAAACCATTCTTGTGGGTGGAATCTTATAGACCAAAGACTGTTGAAGATTGTATTCTTCCCGACAGCATTAAGAAGACATTTACTGATATGCTGTCAAAGGGAGAAATTCCCAATCTACTTCTGTGTGGAACATCTGGTGTGGGTAAAACTACAATTGCCAGAGCACTATGTGAAGAACTTAACTGCGACTACATTATAATTAATGGATCTGATGAAGGACGATTTTTGGACACGGTACGGAACCAAGCAAAGAACTTTGCTTCGACCGTCTCTCTTTCTGCTGACGCGAAGCACAAAGTCATCATTATTGACGAAGCTGACAACACAACCCACGACGTACAACTCCTCTTACGGGCTAATATTGAGGCATTTTATAACAACTGCCGATTCATCTTCACCTGCAACTACAAAAACAAAATCATTGAACCTCTCCACTCCCGATGTGCAGTGGTCGAATTCGGAATTAAATCCAAAGACAAACCTGCAATTGCAGCAAAGTTCTTCCAGCGTCTCGGGATTATTCTTAAGGCAGAGGGCGTTGAGTACGATCAAAAAGTTCTCGTCCAACTTATCAACAAACACTTCCCAGATTGGCGACGTGTTCTCAACGAATGCCAAAGATACTCCGTGGGTGGTAAGATTGATTCGGCAATTCTCGCGTCTTTCAGCGACGTATCGGTAAATGAACTTATCAAAAGTCTCAAAGAGAAAGATTACCCGTCAGTTCGTAAATGGGTCACTAATAATTTGGACAATGATCCTAGTTTATTATTGCGTCGTACTTACGATGCTCTTCCTTCGGCCGTGGACGGTCCTTCTCTTGCTGCTGCTGTCCTTATTATTGCTAAGTATCAGTACCAAATTGCATTTGTTGCCGACCAAGAAATTAATCTTCTGGCAGCGTTGACGGAAATCATGGTTGAATGTACGTTTCGCTAATGAAGGTCCCGGATAAAGTTCAGTTGCAGCATATGCAACTCCAAGCAATGATGAGAGAAAACTTATTCCCGGATAATGAGATTATGTATCTGGGAGAACGCGAATATACTACGGACTATCTTGCTCATCCAGAATACCATGGTCAAATCATGCATTGGTACTTGATTGGGGGTATGCATGAAGTCCCAGTATGTGATATAATATCTGTTGATAGTGAAGACTAATTATGGAATTAAACATTAAACTTATTAAGATTACTTCTGGTGAAGAAGTTGTATGCAACCTGATTGAAGATGGTGATGATCATTATCTGATTCATAAAGGTATCAGTCCAATCCCTAATGCAAATGGAAC